TTTTTAACTATGGTGGATTCCATCGTTTGATGAAAATGATGGAGGGATTCTTGGCTGGTCAAGGAGATGTCAAGAAATGGGATAAGTATCTTAACAGTATTTTCCGAATGAATTGTAAGAAAATTAGACTCAGACAATATCGAGGATCTAATTTCCCAAAGTACAAAAGACAAATGGATTGGATGTATGAACATGAAGTCAAATCCCACATACTATTGCCTTGGGGTCAGGTTGTGTTGATGTCCTGGTACATGTGTTCTGGTAGTGTTTTAACAACATCAGACAATACTTTGTCACATATGCAGATTGCATTGGCTTATGTGAAATATAATGAAAAACCTTTAGGTCGAAGAATAACCACTTGGCGTGAAGCTTTGTCTGTTATTATGTGGTTTCTGTACGCAGATGATCACTTATTCAGAGTTAGTATGAAGTTTGATTTTCTCACCTCTTTCACTAGGAGGAGTGATTTTTACAAACAATGTGGTTTCAACTTGAAGGAAGAGGATGACAAAGTTGTGTCAGGATCTCCGATTGGATTGACCTTTCTTGGAGCAAAATGTATGCAGATTGGTGGGTACTATGTTCCTGCATACAATATTGGTAGGGTGTGGAGTAGCACAGTCTATGAAGGACCCCACGGTGAGTTACAACCGATAAATTTCGTGGCGAAAGTCCGTAGTTTATTGCTTTTGTTAACTGGCCATGGAGAAATTATCTTCAATTATTATAGAAATTTTGTTGTTAGACGTGTTATTTCCTATTTTGATAAGCATTATATGGGGTGGCGCCGCCAAAAACCTTCTGAAGAATTTCGAATATCTGGAATCCCTGAGTGTCCTACTTTTGAATGGGCTTTTGCCTTTTGGACCGGGGTTGAGGCTAGTGGGATTAACGACCCCATTAGTGGCGTTATTAAAAAGGAAGAGGAGTCTATACCTCTTGGTACTAATAACACTAAAACAGAGTTCGAGAAGGGGATTGGTTGGAGCTTTGCTCTGTATGAGCTTTAGAGCCCACGGAAATTGGTGTGGTCCCGGTTGGTCTGCTGGAAAATATCAAAAGAGTAGTTTAGAGGATTATCCTGCTGAAGACGGAGTCGACGAGTGTTGTAAACACCACGACCAAGACATCGCTAGAAATAGATCATTTTCTGACAGTAATTCAGCTTTTAGAAGTTGCTTGGAACCTCACGGAATTAGAGGAAAATTGTTTTCGACAGCAGTTGACGTTGCAGAAAAGGCTGGATATAATCCAAACCCGGCTCGAACAAACTCGGGAAACTCGGAAGATAATTTATCTATCATGTCGTCTGAAGATACTCGACCTGGCAAACAAACACCGAAAGATGGTCATGCATCGACGGCAAGGCCACAGAATAAGAGAGGGAAAGGAGGGAGAGGTAAGAAAAAGAATGGCAATGGTCCTGGACAAAAACCCAAAGGAGCTCAAAATGGTCAAAATAAGAAAAATGGTGGAGGCTATTTTGGAAAGAAGAATAGAGGAAACTCCAACGGACTTCGTCAATTCCGCCAGAAACTTACTGCCCCCGTGGATCGGATGAGGAGGTATCATAAGTTTAGGCAAGTTAGAGAATTGTCTGTGAGGGAAGTGACTATTATTCGTCTGTTAGCAGTGGTGGTTCTGGAAATTCTGCTGGAGACAATTTGTTGACTCTTGACCTCACTACGGAGTCTTTTCCTGGTGAGCGTATTCAAATAGAGTCTGGTCTCTGGCAGCGTTGGAAATTGGAGAGTTGTACTTTTCATTATACTCCGACTGCTGCTGCAAATCAACCTGGTGCCTTGATTGGTGCCATATTCACTGACCCAACTGATGAAGTTCTACTTGGAGCTGATAATATTCGTGTGATGACTTCAACTATTGGTATGTCTAATCACTCAGTTTGGGAGAAAGGGCAGTACCATTTTAGTGGAAAACAGAAAGCCTTATGGACTGATGCCAATTCGGCTTATGCTGAACCTAGATTAGTTAGTGCAGGAAAATTTCAACTTGCAGCTTATAGTAGTTTAGATGCAGCAGTTGAATTAGGTGCGATTTGGGTTACGTACAGAATCAAGTTCTGGCAACCCTATGTACACCAAGATAATCAAGGATATATGCATTATATCGGTAAAACCTCTGCTACTGGGGTTGGTGAATTCTTTGATTTCCTGAATTCTGGCAACATGGTGGCCTCTGTCGACACAGATTTCTATGCAAGTATTATTCAAGATTCTAGTGCTCATAATGTCTTGGATGTGACCAATATCCCGCTTGGGCAGTATTTGTTTGTCTTTGCTAGAACTGCGACTGGAGCGGCTGTTGTTTTAAATGTTGTTGTCAATGGCTTATCTTATCTTTGGTCCAAGAATTGGCTTTCCTCAACCACTCAAGCGTGTTGGATGGGGGTGCTGTATCGTACAAAGGCCTCAGGGCCTGCGTACATTCGTATTTATGGAGATAGTTCAAATTTGACATGTAGTACATCTATGGGTACTAATGAATTTCTCATGTTCAAAATGAAAGAGTATGCTCCTGGATTACCAACAGCTCCTAAAGTGCCTGCCACGAAAGAAGCAGTTGAGCGAAACTATGAATTCCTCCTGGATCTTGAAAGACGTTTGCAAAAGAATGGTGTTTTGAAAATTGATCGACGATATGAAGATGATGACAAAAATACTGATGAAGAAAGTGGACCTAATACCGGTGGAACAATTACACCAGATGAACCTGGAAGTGGAACCCACACTCCAAGAAGGCGTATTATCCGAAAATGATCAACTATTGATCTCGCTAATTACTGCCTAG